TCGCATGAAGGCGAGTCTGTAGAAGTCTCGGACGGGGCTGAGTTCGTTCTTGACTCTGCAACGGTGTCAACAGTTCTTGGGACGAAGTTGCCGAAGGCAATCGACTTCAGCTATGGGTTTGTGCGGTTCCGAACTGCTGACGCGCTCCGTTCTGCGGGTGAGTGGCCTAACGATAAGCAGATTCTTACGGATTCTAATGACCGCGCTATCCGTAACTCTTTGAGTAACGCCCGACAGGCTGCAACAAAGGACGAAGTTGCCAACGTGCAAAAGACTGTGGAATATCGGCGTGACGCATGGGTCAAAAACACTCAGAAGGCAATGCCCAATGTGGACCTGTCTGTTATCGAGGGAATGGCTGCTCAGTATATCACTGAGTAATCGCATTGCTGCCTAGGGCAGTAAAAGAAACGCCCGTCAAAAGAGTAATCTGCTGACGGGCGTTTTTGTTTCTTACTGCTTGACTAATCTGGCGCACGCAATCGTCACAGCGTTTTTCGGTGGGCGCGGGTTCAATGCGCGCATCGTGATAAATGGGATACCCCGCACCATTAGGCGATTTGTGGCGATGTCGTAGTCCCTGTCATGGACTGGTAGTGCTCCGCAGTATTGACACCATGCGTGATTAGTCCAAGCGCGACAGATTCTGCATTTTCTCATGGCTTCCCCCTTTTTGACATATCAAAAAACCCCTACCCACTTGACAATTCCCGGACGACTAGAAGTTTTGATATATCAAAATTACAACCTGCTACTTGACATCGGCGTCCAGATTGTGATTTTGACATATCAAAACTACCAATCGAAGCATACGATAGAGCCGTCGTCCCTCATGCCGAAGTTCCAGTAATGGTAATCTCCCCGATGAACCTTATGCTGAAGATCCTTGACGACGTTTTCGAGTTTGATTACATCATCAATATCTAATGTGTCATAGACGCGCGTATATTCCTGTATGACCCATTGACCGGCGCGAGTTTGGTAGCAGGTAGCTATACCAAACTTAGTTAGATTAGGTGGCCTAATCTGTTTTTCGTTGCGGTAGCCGCCGGTCTGAAGTTTGATAATGACCTTCAGGCCACGTGTAGTGACGTATAGGTATGCGGTTTTTTGTATACCTTTGCCGATAGGCGTGGCTCCGATATCTTCAGGACGGGAGCCTTTACGCAATGCGCGTTCAAGGTTTTGGATTGTCATATCTCACACTCCACCACCAGTATAGCACGTCCATACCTAGAATACATGAGGAAACCATGAGGAAACCATGAAGAAACTATGAACAAATATATGAGTGTCCCATACTCATATTATTTGAGTGTCAATATATTGACGGGGGATGTCATAATATTGACAGGTACCATCTATCCATTTCGCGGAGAAGGTTGATCACTAATGTTATGGGATAAAAAAATTTATAAAATTTTCATAAATTTTTAGGGACTCCTAAATAGGGGGGGGGGTAAAAAATTTCCAGAAAAATTTTTCAAAAATTCAATCGTTCACTGATCGAATATGGGGCGACGAAGGGATGAAGGGTGGAGATGGGGAAGCACCCGCGCGAGTGAACGCTTCCTAGACGACGGAGTGACTTCCCATAGGCCTCTGGCGCATCGTCTATATAAGGATAGGGGTATTTACGATGGGGATTGACTTCCTGCTAGGGATTGTGGTAGTATTCGCTTGCGGTCCATATATAGGGGTATCCGACGAGTGAACACGTCGAAAATGGACATATAGGAAAGCTATGCCACTAGGAATACTCACTGACGAAGAATTCGAAATAGAATTAAATAAGACTAAAGGGATTATTCCTCCTGTTGGTGAAATAATCCCTATTCCTACCGTTGGAAGAATCCCCGACAAACCCAATCTCCCCGAATCATTCCGCAAAGTAATAGCAGACGAAAAATTAGAAGGCAGTAAAACAAAGGATATTGCTGAGGCCTTTGGGATTAGTCATGCTACAGTTTTCACCGCGGCTAATGGACTTAATAGTCCTAATGGAAAAGTTAATGATTCATTAACTGAACATGTAAAAAGCCGAAAAGAAAGAATCGTCGATCGCGCATCTAACAAACTCATAGTGGCGCTGAGGGCATTAACACCTCAGAAAATAGAAGCCGAAGATGCCAAGACAATTAGTAGCATAGCTAAAGATATGTCCCAAGTAGTGAGAAATTTGGAACCGGATACTAAAGGTGCTTCGGCGAATCAGGCTAACTTTATTTTCTATGCTCCTAATGGACGTAAAGATATTGCTGATTATGAGATTATTGAAGCGCGTGATTAGTTATGAAGAAGAAAAAGAAGAATCCTTCCGACCTAACATTAAGGAATCTTCGCGCGATGAAAAAGAGGATTCATCATCTTGAGTTATTAACGCGCGCCCTTACTTCTCGTATTTGTTATCTGGAGAATAAGTAATGAAAAAGTATCTTATCATCTTCCTATTCCTTTTTTTCTTAGTTACTCCATTAGCTGCTCAGAACTCCACGACCCGATTCTTCGTAGCATATGATTATGCTAATCTTACTGTTGACAATACAGTAGGAGGAGTCCCACTAGGATCAGCAGAATTAGCTGGAAGTAAAGCTCAGTCAGTTACATTTACTGTAGTTTGTAATGGTGGTGGAGTTACTTGTCCATTCCGATTCACTATTGATACTACAGCTCCTACTACTTCAGTTGGACTTTGGGCTGATTATGGAGCATCAGTAACTATTTATTCTAATACTAATTTGAGAAATTTCCGCGCTATTCGTCAGGGAGCTACTTCAGCGATTCTTAATGTGACTTACTTACAATGACTAAATCCTTAGTAAATAAGTTTCTATTCATTAGCTTTCTCACCTTTAGTATTACTTTAGGTGCTCAAGTTGTAATTAATAGAAATGGCTCTACTGGTGGTAGTGGTGGTGGAACTCCTGGTGGAAATAATACTGAAGTCCAGTTTAATGATTCAGGAGCTTTTGGTGGTGATGCTGGATTAACTTATAATAAAACGTCTAATACTCTTACTACTGATATTATTAATCTTCTATCTACCGGCGTAGCTTTATCATCATCTAATGGAACTGTTACTTTTACTGGATTAGGTGGTGGTGGGGATAAAACATTTAAGATAGATTTAAATGATTTGTTTCTTATTAATCTAACTTCTACTAATGCTGATGGGGTATACTTCAATGGCTTAGTCATTGACATGTATAATGAAAAAACTAATACTACTTCTGGTGATCAATCTATTCTTGCCCAATTATATTTTTTCGGAACTAATGTCAATAGTGAATATGGTGGTGTTATTAGTGAAGTTACTTTCTCAGCATCAGAAGATATTATTTATCTCTTTGGCTTAAGAGCTTACGCCGATCTCGCGGGTTCCAGTCAAACAGCAATTGATTTAGTCGGTGTTAATGTTGAAGTTTTTTTATCTGCTTCATCTAACGCAACTAATGCTTATGGATTTAGATTAGAAGATTTTGATGATTCTTCTTCCGGTGCTATAACTAATGCTTATGGACTTTATCTTGCTGATGTAACTGTGGCAGGATCAACACTAAATTATGCAATTTTCTATAATGGTCCTACAACTTCTGATTTTGGTATACTAGCTACTGGAGTAATTGAATTTGGTTCAGCCGGAGTTCTTATTTCACAAGACGCTGATGGAGCAATTAAATTCCTAGGTAATTCTGCTGGAAATGATGAATCCTTAATCATTAATTTAGATGACGGAGCTGCTAATTCAATTACTTTTTCATCTGATTCTTCAGCTAATTTGTTACTATTTACATCTATCAGTTTGCAGCCAGCAGGATATAATTCTTCTGACGGTTCTGTGGGTTGCACAGGAACTTCTACTGCTGTTAAAAATGGAATTTCTACTTCCTGCGTCGAACCATCATTTAATATCATGGATTTATATAATAAGCTATCATCCACTGAACGTACTATAGATGAACTTCTAATTCGTATCAAATCTCTTGAGTCAGTTCGATGAAGAAAGCTATTCTAATTGGATTATTCTCAGGAATTATAGGAGTAGCTCTCTCCTTATTCATTTATCATATTTATACTGATCATAAAGTATGGCATCAACTTCTTAATAATATTGCTCAACAGCAGCAGCAGAAATCCAATGCTCAAGTCCCTAATAAATAAAAGTATCTTTATCGCTATTTGCGCGTTTGGAATAACTTTAGGCGCGCAAGTCGTTATAAATCGTAATGGCTCTACTGGTGGATCTGGTAGTGGTGTTCCTGCTGGAAGTGATACGTATGTTCAATTTAATGATAATGGAATATTTGGTGGTGATAGTGGATTAGTTTATAATAAGACTACTGATATACTTACAATAGCATCAACTTTAATCTTAAATTCTACAGGAGTTTCTTTATCAGCTGATAGTAATGGAGTTCTTACATTTGTAGGATTAGCGGCCGGAAGTAATGAAAATTTAATTATTGATTTTAATCTTACTGATCATATTGGAATTTCCTCATCAACCGCGGAGATGCTATCTATAGATCCAGCAGATGTAATTTTTTATTTAAGTTTAACATTAATTGATCCAACATCTAGTTTTTTTCAAGTACTTATAAGTAATACTATAGATGGTACTTCACCAGTTGGATTTAGTTCAATAAATCTTGATCTGCAGAATTATTTTAATGGAACTGAAAATATTTTAGAAATTATTCTAATTGATGGGGAAATTTTTTCCTCTGGCAATTCAATGACCGCAGATGAATCTATAGGAATTAGATTAAAAACTAGGATTACGGATTCAATAACAATTACTAATGCTTATGGAATTAAGATTCTTACCCCAACAGATACTAGTTCTGGAGTTTATACTAATTATTATGGAATTTTTCTTCAGAATCAAACTATTGCTGGTTCAACAATTAATAATGCTTTCTTCTATGATGGTCCAACTACTTCTGATTTTACTGTTACTGCTGCTGGAGTAATGAATCTAGGATCAGCCGGAATATCATTTACTCAAGATGGTGATGGTGCGCTTACATTAAAATCCTTATCAGCAGGTTCAGCAGAGGATTTGACTATTAATTTAGATGATACTGCTGATACTGGTGTTTATAGTTCATCCACAGGATTAAATAAACTTATATTTACATCCATATCTCTCCAACCCGCCGGATATAACTCCTCAGATGGCTCCGTTGGCTGCACAGGAACTTCTACTGCCGTAAAAGATGGAATTGCTACTTCTTGTGTAGAACCAGGAAGTGATAATGATCCATTTCTTATTATAAAGAAACTTGAAGCTCGTATAATCGAATTAGAAAGGTTAATTGTCAAGTGACATTCGATCCAACAATAAGTTTAAGTGATCTCATTTCTACCGCTACACTTCTTATTGGATTATTCCTTGCTTATAATGGAATAACTAACAGAATGGTATCACTTGAAATTAAAGTCGGGGAGATGTGGGAACATTTCATTGAAAAAGTAAAGGCCAAACAATGAATGAAAATGAATTAATCGGTTCAGCAGTAGTAGCATGGATGGGAGCGAAAGGAATTGAATTAGTCAAAAATTCCAAGTTATTTCCTTGGTTAAGCACCGAAACCGAAGTATTAAATAGATGGGCCGCGCGCTTAGTGGCGTTAGTATCAACACTAGGAGTTCATGCTTCATTTGATGCCGCGGCTGGCGCGCTGATGATTACGGGATTAACATTTTCTGGTGTGGGTTCTTCAGTACTTGAATATGCCCGGCAATTTATGTTACAAGAAGTAGCTTATAAAAAGTTTGTCCGTAATGGATCTCCTAAGCCATGAAATTCCTTACTAAACTTGGACAAATTTCTCTAAATATTGGTGGAATTGTAGCTGGTATTGGTCCTCTTGGATCAATGTTATTTCCACAGCATAAGGCCGCTATAGATAAATTTGTAGGTACATCTTCATCTATCGTATCTATTATTTCCCAGATAGAAGTAGTTGGACAAACTTTACTACTTCCAGGAACAGATAAACTAAAAGCCGCCACACCACTAGTCGCGCAAGTAATTCTTTCTTCTGATGCGTTAGTTGGTAAGAAAATTAAGGATAATGAACTCTTCAAATCCGGCTGCACGAAAATTACTGATGGCTGGGCTGATGTTATCAATTCTTTGGAAGAAAAATGAAGATTGATAATTCCTTAAATGGAACTTTCCCGGACGTAGCTTATCATAATGGTGAGCTATACGTCTGTTATACACGTAATGAAGTATATGTGTATAAATGGAATGGTGTTTCATTTGATTTTATAGATTTTTATGAATGTGGTGGAGTGGGATTTGCGCGCTTAACTTCTTATGATGGGAAGTTATATTTACTCTATCGTCCTCAAAGTGGGCAGGAAATAATCCTAAAGGATGTACTCAACTCCACTACTATTAGTCATAGCGGAATATTCTATAATTCCCCAGCAGTCTTTGGAAAGAATGTTTACGCAATAAATAATACTGGAAGTGATACTTGTGAAGTTAGGAATCTTCTAGATGATGGGGTAGTCTACACATCACCATCTTTTCCTGGAACTGGAATTGCGCGATTTGAAAATAGTCGAGTTATTTCAGTTGATGATAATAGAGGATTATTGGCCGCGCGCGGGATACTAAATCCTGAATTCGCGCAGGAAATGATTTGTGGTGAAGGTATTTCTGGTGGTGTTGGTGTCCTATTCGGTGATTCCGATAAAATCCTTCTTCCTAATCAAACTACCTTCGTCCCAAAAATTACTAAATATGGAAATCGCTGGGTTATAGTAACAGGAGATTATAACGTCATCAATTTTATTTATGATATTTCTGCTGAGGATATTGTGGGTGAAGCTCCTCCAATAATTCCTCCTATAGTTCCACCAAATACACAAATAATAAATGTATCAGCTAGAGTCGGTGATAAAGTTATTATCAATATTGTGTAATCATGGCTGAATGGAAACCTACTCCTAAGCAACTCTCATTTCTGCAAATTCCCTTCTCAGTAAAAGAGGGATTTTATGCTGGTGCTTTAGGAGCTGGTAAGACGGATGTGTTATTACTCTATCCAATACTCCATCGTCTCCATGAGAATCCTAACTTTAAAGGATTATTTCTTCGCCGGACATTTCCCGAGTTAAGTAATGAGGTAATTCCTCGTAGTAGACAATTCTTCCGCGCGCTCGGAGCTACATTTAATAAACAGGGAAAAACTTGGGAATTTCCCTCCGGCGCGTTATTCTTCTTCGGACATTGTGAGAATGAAGATGATGTCCATAACTACGATTCGATGCAGCCGAATTACGTAGCATTCGACGAGTTAACATCATTTACGGAATGGCAATATATTTACATTACTTTAGAACGATGCCGCGCAAAAACTGGAAGTGGACTTCCAGCTATTGTGCGCGCGGCCTCAAATCCTGGTAACATTGGACATAATTGGGTAAGGAAACGCTTCATTGATCCTATCCCAACAGGACTCAAACTTATTCAGGGTAAGAGTGGAATTAAGCGTATTTACATTCCAGCTACTATTGATGATAATCCCCATATAGATCCTGAATACCGTAAGTCCCTCGAAGCATTACCCGAATCGGAGAAGCAAGCTAAACTATATGGAAGATGGGATGCTTTTGAGGGTTCAGTATTTGATGAATACAGAGAAAAGTTATTCTCCGATGAGCCAGAAAATGCTTTACACATCGTAGAACCTTTTGATATTCCTTCTTTCTGGCCAAAGATTGTAGCAATGGATTGGGGTTATGCTCCACCTGCTATGACATGGGTAGGATATTTAGCTATTAGTCCTGATGGGCGCGTTTATGTCTACCGTGAACAATCCTTCCAAAAGACTAAGATAGCCGAGTGGACTCCTTATGTAAAAGAATTTATAGATGCAGAAAAACCGCGCGTCATCAAATTATGTAAATCCGGTGGTCAAGATCGCGGACAAGAACATACTATTCAAAGTGAAATAGAAAAGGGTTTAGGACATCCTGTTGAGTTAACTAATAATGCACCAGGAACTCGTGTAGCTGGGAAGATGTTATTCCATGAATATTTGAGATGGAAGCAGCGTTATGTTCCTATGGGGAAGAAAGAAGCCTATAATCAGGATGTAGCTGAATCCATGCTACGTAATAGGGGATTAAAAGAATATCAGAGTTATTTAGATTCCTTTAAGGAACCCGTATTAGAAAGTAATTTACCAAAACTTCAGATATTTAAGAATTGTGACTTACTTCGCAATGCCATAAAGAGTTGTATTTATGATAAGACTCATCCTCAAGATGTTGCTGAGTTTCCTGGTGATGATCCTTATGATGGAATTCGTTACGGCATTGATGAGGCTGATAAATTCTTTCAAAGCGCAGCTAGAGAATTAAGAGAAATAAATCAGCGTAAAGAACTCGAAGATAGATTGACGGAAACTGGAGATATGACGGCCTTCTATCGTAACGCTAGAAGATTAGAGAATACTAGTGAAACTTATGGTGTCAGAAGGTATCATCATGCTTAAAGAATTTTTCCATCATCTCTTTAATCCTCATTGTGTAGAATGTCGTGAGGAGAAGAAGTGTTTGAATTGTGAGACACTCAGAGAAATATTGGAAACTGAGAAATATGAGAAGAAACGTATCTTGGATAGATTATTGGGAACGGAAACATCTAAAGAAGATACTGAACAAATATCCATCGAGCCTATTAAACCTCGTTTTACTACTTGGCGCGCACGGCAGCAAATGTTAGAAGCAGAAGATAAAGCCGTTGCAGAAATGATGCGTACTAAAGAACGAACTGAAGCTGAAGATATTAGTAAATTAGAAGGAAAGTTGGGAGTAGGATAATGGCTAAAGGCGATATGATGTCTCGGATGCGTCAAGGAATACAGCCGGGATTAGCTCCTGTTCCTCCTAATATGGGTGGGAATACTCCTATTGGCCCATCTCCTGAAATGGCTCAGCAATTAGGAAATCCTACTGGTATGGGAGTTGAAGAAGGTAATTCTATTGGTAATGCTCCTGATATTCCTGGTATGGGTAATCTAAGCCCAATATCTGGTAGACCTGGAAATCCTAGAGATCCTAGTCAACCATTTATGCCACGTATTGTTCAGGGTGATCCTATGAAGGAAGCTATAGGTAAGATGCGTCCTAATGGTATGGGAGTAGAAGAAGGCGCTTCTATTTCTCCATTCTTCTACTCCCATACCAGAGGTCCATCACTATCACCAGCTCCACCAATGAATCCTTCATTATCTATGCGCCCTAAATCATCTATGGACAATCGCATAGCTCCAATGAGATCAGGAACATTAACTTCTCGTGGTAGACATCCAATTGGAACTAATCCACAGAGAATGTTACGTTATAATTCTGGCATGCGATAATGGACATCGAAGAAAGACAAAGACTTCTTAAAGAAGTTTTAGACCATTTCTCTAACGAGGACAATGAAACTCGTGAGAGACAACTACGTCAATGGAAGAAGTTAAAGTATTATTGGGATGGGTTTGCTCAAATATGGTGGTCTGAAGTCGCGCATGATTGGCGAATTTATGACATGGAGCGGCTTACAAGTAGTAACAACGAAGGTGATTACTACGACAAACCCATTAACGTATTCAAAGCCTATCTTGAGTCCATTATAGCTGCACTATCAATTACCGTCCCGGCTGTAAAATGTTATCCAGATAATGCTGATAGTAGTGATGATTTGGAAACCGCGCGCGCTGGTGATAGTATTGCTAAAATAGTTTATCGTCATAATGACGTATCACTACTCTGGCTCCACGCATTATATATTTACTGTACTGAAGGACTCACAGCTTGTTACAATTATACTAAAGAAGATGAATCCTACGGTACTTATGAAGTAGAACAATACGAAGATAGTGAAGAAACTACTACAAGTAAAGTTTGTCCAATCTGTCAATTAAATTTATCCGACGAACCCATGACAGATGAAGCACGTAATATGTTTGATCCTAGTGGTGATGATGCACTAGGACAAGATATTATTGAAGGACAGGAACTTTGTCCCAATTGCTTAACTTTTGTTCTTCCAACAATACAGGAAGATAAAGTTATTGTACCTCGGCTCGTAGGGAAGATTAACAAACCTAAAGGTCGTCAGTGTTTAGAAGTATACGGTGGACTATTCGTTAAAGTTCCTATCTATGCTAAGAAACAATCTGATTGTCCATATCTTATCTTTTCCTACGAGTCTCATTATGCTGAAGTATTAGAAAGATTTCCGCATCTAAGGAATAAGTTTGATACTGATGGGAAATATAGTGGTGGAACTGGGGATAATGATTATTATTCTCGATGGGCGCGCACTTCTACTCAATATCGTGGTGCTGAGCCTACAAGCGTAGTTACGGTAAGGAATGGATGGCTGCGTCCTTGTTCATTTAATATCCTTAAAGATGAAGATGATATAAAGGCTCTAAAGAAACTTTATCCCAATGGCGTCCGTGTCGTGTTCATTAATGATTCATGGGCAGAAGATGAAAATGAGTCCTTAGATGACCATTGGACATTAAGTAATAATCCTCTTTCCGATTACCTACATCACGAACCTTTAGGAATGGGATTAGTCTCCGTTCAGGATATTACATCCTTACTTATTTCTCTAATTCTTCAAACCGTCGAACACGGAATTCCCCAAACTTTTGCTGATGATGG